TGGAGCCCATACAGCAACATTACCAATAGTCCAACTTCTAGTTAAAACATTTCCACATTCTTCACATTGCTGATGGTCTCTATCGTCTACTTTTACATTAGTTTTATTAATAGTTTTATCACAGTTTAAACAAGTGTATTCATAGCTTGGAATTTTACTCACCCTCCAGTCTGTTTATTTCATCATTGATATAAAAGATAGCTTTTTGTAAATCTTCAATCTGTGTTTTATCATCTTTAATACCTGCTCTCCACAAATACTTAAAAGCATTACCAATATTAAAGTTTCGGTGACGTGTAATCTGTATACATTCTATTCCAGATGGGTCAGAGGTATAGTGGATTGGGTGATTGACCTGATCTACTTCAATATGAAATTTTTCATCTCTATATTCGTGCACTTACTTGCTCCATTTTCTTTGGTCTCTTATTAAGTCAAACTTTACTAAATATCTATAAATAGTTTGATGACTAGTATCGCATTCTTTTGAAATTTCTTCAATAGTTTTTTTATCAATAATGTATCTTTTTGTTAACCATGATTTTGACTGGTATAGTTTAGGCATTTTTTTTCCTTAATACAGCCATAACTAAGTCTGGAAGGTTTGGAACTACATCCCTATATAAAGGTTGCTCTTCTGCAGATTCTGTTACATATGTTACGTCCCATTCATCATAAATTTTATCTAAAAATTCTTGTGGACTCCATCTACCAATTTCAATTATAACAATATCTGTATGCTTTAATATTTCTTTCATGCCTTCCCAGGCTTGGGGCTCTGCACCCTCAATATCAATCTTAATTAAATCAATTTTTTGTGGGTCAATAATGTTGTCAATTTTGTCTGCTTTAACGGTAATCTTATTGTCCCATTCTGCAGCATCAATATTTGATGGTAAATCACTTCCATATACTAATGTGGATGCCCCAATGTATTTAGATGGGATGTCTAACTCCAACTCTGTTTTTTCATTCCATACAGCAACATTATACAAAACAGCCTGACCATAATCTTCTGGTGCCTCAGCAATTGATTTTGCAACAAGATCACACAGTTCTGGATTTGCTTCAAAGGAATAAACACCCCCGTCTTTTCCAACAAGGCTTTGCATTAATAGCGTGTAGTATCCATAATTTGATCCAATATCAATACAAACGTTTCCTTGTTTTATATTTTTTGTCATCCATGAAGTAATCCAAGATTCCCAGTATCCAGTTTGAGATAGCCATTGACCAACTGACTGCTCATTTTTATCTGTATACAAATAAAATGAATTTAATACCATTGCACGATTGCTATTATTTGCACCATGCCTTCCAAGAAGTTCTATGTCAAATTTAGACATATTGTAATTAATCATATTCTCTCCGTAAGTTTCTTATATGCATAGTAGGATATTCCACATGCATCACCAACGTCATTGTCTGATATTGATGTATTAAATTTATTATTAAAGAAATCCATGGTTCTTTGCTTTCTAATCTCTCTAATCTTGTTTTTATACCAAGCAGTAGACTTTCCAGGAAAATCTTTTTCTACCTGCAACTTCTCTGCTTTAGTAAAGTTTTTATTACCAATAAAAGACTGCCAAGAAACTGGTGCTACTGTAACTACCTGTGTTTTTGGCTTAAGAATAACAGACAAAATAGCTCCTACAACCATAGCAATCTTTAGACCTGCATCTGCAGATCTGACCATTATAGCAGATTCAACAGCAACATACTCAGGATTGCAAATTTTATGTATCGCTTTTGCTTTATTGTTAGCATCCTTAATTTTATCATAAATGTCTACTCCAACTATAGGAATCTTACCCATCTTAGTGGGTACTCCATTTTCAAATAAACAAAATGCAATGGAAGTGGTTGAAGCATCTATTCCTAGAACTCTATCTGCTTTTTGCTTTAGAAGTTTTGATAATTGCATTCTTTATTTCCTCCTTAGCAATTTCAGCTCTTTGCCTTTTCTTTTTATTTTGACAAAGAATACACATAGAATCTGGATTATGCATACTAAGGGTAGACCCACAAGAGCAAAGCCTTTGCTTACCTGCAAGTCTTTCTTTTTTTGCATAATACTTTTCCATTATTCTTTTGTTTGTAGAAACTCTGCAGCATGTTTGAGAACAATACTTTTGATTATGAGTCTTAAACTCAAAATCATTTCCACATTCAATACAGGCTTTGATCATTGACTGCGTACCTTTAGAGAATCAATCTTGGTTCTACCATCTGGCTTTGACCAGCAAGAATCTTTAATTGGACAATATGTGCAAGGGAATGCATTTTCCTTAAAGGGTCTTTTAATGTTTTTACCATCTACCCAAGCTTGATAAACTTCTTTCATCCAATCAAAAATGTAGTCAGCATAAACTTTATTTTCTTCAGACATGACAATTGGAATTACTGCAATCTCATGTGAATTTTTATTCTCATACAAGAAGAATCCTTCTTCTAATTCTAGAACCTTCATATAAATTAAAAGCTGTACAATATGACTATCTGCCCCAGTTGATGTATCTTTACGAATATCAAAACCTTCTGCCTTAACTGTTTTAATTTCTCCTACAACTTCTTCACCATCTATTTCCATAATGATATCTGCAAACCCACGGATAGGTGGATTGACTGACTTAATTTCACGTTCTAGTTCTTTAACTAGTCCAGCCTTTTGCATTGCACCCTGAATGCGTTCATGAGCCTGTGTACCTGCATTCATTGCAGCCATACCTTGAGCATTAAAACTATCTTTAAATTCAGTTCCAGTAAACGCTAGGTTCCAATATCTAGCACAAGTACCATAACCATAGCCAACTGTAGATGGTGAAAATGTTTTCTTTGTCTTGAACTCTGTTCCATTCTTACCTTGCAGATAAGATTTACCAATTGCAAGACGGAGCTTTTTAGCATCAACCTTTGTGTTTCTTGGTTTTGTTGTTAGTGTTTTTATTAAGTTGTTTACCATATTAGGCTCCTAAGTTATATCTTGCTACATATTTCAATGCATCTACCATTTTATCAAGACTATCTTTCATTGTATAGTAGACGTTTTTCTTTGTGTTATTAATGCTTCCAGATGGACCTTTTGCTACTGTTGTATAGTATGTTGCAAGTACAGCAAACTTAACACTCATTGCTTGTAACTTTCCAATTAGGGCTACCGCTTGAACAGATGGAATGTCTGGCTTCATCATAATCTTAACAATGATTGCCATTGCCTCATCAAGTTCTGGATCATTCATAAACTCGTGAATGTCATTAAACTCTGTTACTTGGTTAATATAATCAAGTGTTGATTCCATTTGCTCTCTCCATTAAATCTTCTAGAGCAGCCCATTCAATGACTGCTAATCTTATCTTTCTTTTCTCACCAATTGATAAAAGTAATGCTGGTGACTTATTCATATCTGTTCTCAAGGTATCTGTAACAATCTTAGACCAAACATTTTCATTTAGCGTAAAGCTTTTACCTGCCTCTTTTACATCTACAATAAACTCTTCCCATGAACCGTCACCTTTTTGATACTGACCACGACCAGAGTTCTTGTGTGCTTTAGCACCTATTCTTTTTAACTCTCCTGCTTCACTCATAGCTTTGCCTCATTATAGTGACCTGCCTCACAGGTATATTTTAGAATCATATCATCTTCATCTAAGATTGCAAAACCTATTGACTCCATGCAATTTTGACAAACAAAAGTTCCTGTTACTTTAAGACCTTCTGTATCTTGACTATTTTTTAATTTAATAAAATCATTTGGATTTATGCTCATAGTTTTGAATACACCTGCGACTCTAGAGTATCAAACACTTCTTGGTTTTGTCTTACATACTCAACAACCTTTGCACGACCTTGTAGTCTTTGATCTAGTACGGTATACCAAGCACCACCACGTTCAATAATTCCCATAAGTTCTGCTGTGTCAACAAGGTCTGCAACCTTATCTACACCAACATGATCTCCCTGGAAATAAAAGTCATATGATCCACTAATAAATTGTGGTCCTGTCTTATTGTAATCAATTGTCCAGTTTACTGGACGACCAACACGTTGTTCAATTAGTCTATCTCCAACAGATACTTTGTCTTTGATAGAACTTGCCTCAGATTCTGATGACCATAACTTTACAATTGTTGACGAGAAGAACTTTACAGCCATACCACCAGTTGGAATATGAGTTGCGTGCATTCCACCAAAACTATTACGTTGCTGTGAAATTAGAACAAGTAAAGTATTTTCATTTACATAGTTAAGCATCTTGACTGCATGAGTCATGTCTTTTGCTTCTGCACCAATTTGTTTTGTATCTTGTAGATCCTTTAATTCGTTTCCATCTTTTTCAAAATAGATAGCAGGAAGTAATGCAGAAATTGAATCAACAACAAGAATATCTACTCCTGCTTTCATTAAATCTACTGAAACATCCACCATGTCATTAATTGTTTTAGCAGAAGAATAAATTAATTTACTAGAGTCTACTCCTAGTTTTTCTGCCCACTCTGGAGAATATGATGCTTCAGAGTCAATCCATGCACATGTCTTTCCAGCTTTTTGTGCTTCACCAATCATCTGTAAACAAAAAGATGATTTACCTGCAGATTTATTTCCCCATACTAGGATCTGCCTTCCATATCCAAAACCACCCTTTAGTCCAACGTTAAGACTGAGACTTGGTGTTGATTGTTTTTCTATTTCTACTTCTGTTGCTGTCTGAACCCTTTTTCTTGTTTTGGGGTCTAGCTTTGACAGAATTTCTTCCATTGCTAATTCGGTCATTTAAATGATTCTCCAATACTTCCGCTAATTCTTTTACTTCTTGATCACGCATAGATTCTAATTTTTTAATAATAGAATACATTTGCTCTTCATCGTATCCTCTAATTACAAGTAACAGTTCTTCGTTTACTCCTTCTAAAAGATATCCTCTTATTTTCATCTGTCTATTATATCATCCCAGTACGCCATGCATTTTTGGGCGTTCTGTGTTGATGTTAATCTTTCTAAGTAAGGTATCATCTAGCGAGTCCCTTACATCTCCGTTTACTCTTAGTCCCTCATAAAGGTCAAGTACACGGATTAAGATATCAGCAAGTTCTTCAACTACCTCGCTTTCACCCTTTTGCTTACGAAGAGCTTCAAGCACTTCTGTAACTTCAGAATGAATCATTGCTAATTGCTTTCCAAAAAAGATAAATGTATCTCCTACTGGTTCAGCATTTGAGTACATGTAGTCCCAAAAACCTTTTTCTGTTGCATTCTTATGAATTTCTTTTGCTAGATTATCTAGATTCATCTTTCAAACTCCTTTACTGTTACGCTTCCTGATGATGTTGTTTGTAATACTGGCTTACAATGTGTTCCTGGTTTCATATTAATTAATGCAGTTGCATACATATTGGGGAAAATTACAAGAGAGTATAACTCTTTATCCTTATCTGCTAACACTGCATTAGCCATTTTTTGACCGCTCTTTGTCTTTCTTGGAATAAAACTAATTGTGTATAGTTCGTTATCTGCAAGAGTCATTGTCTTAGCCTGTATATATTTAATAAATGGATCGCTTAGATCCTTCATGTTTTCTGCAGTTGCATATGCTCCAATTCGATTATCTGCAACTAAGAATATATAAATCTTTCCTGGTTCAATTATTGTATCTGATCTATCAAAGATGCCAACCGAACCTGTCTTATCTACAATTTCAATTCTACTCCAGCCATCACCACGCTTGATAGATTTTACCATAGCAACTACAAGGAAGGAACCCTCTTCTGAGTATTCTTCAAGTGGTCTTGCATAAGCCTCAATCCATCTTGGGATATCACTAGTAAATTCAGGAATGTTAAGGTACTCATAATAGTTATCCTTTTCATCACCAATTCTTGGATTGTCTGTAAACGCTGCAGCACCAACTTTATTTAATGATTCTACTGCTCTGTTATTTACTCCAGAACCTTTAACCGTTACAAATTCCTTGAACTGTTGGTAGCTACTAAATGGTCTTTGAGCAATAATCTTACTGCCAATGTTTTCTGAAATAAACTTAATATTGCCAAGTCCAAATCGTATAGCATCTCCATCTAGAGCAAAATCAATATCAGACTCATTGATGTGTGGTAGTCTAATAGATATCCCCATACGCTTTGCTTCAATTAGATAGTCTGTACGAGTATCCTTATCCTTTTCATTCTTAAGAAGTGAATACATAAATTCATGTGGGTAGTATTTCTTTAACCAAGCCGTCCAGTAAGATAGCATTGAGTAAGCCACAGCATGTGATTTGTTAAATGAGTATCCTGCGTGTGCTTCAAAGTCGTGCCATAGTTTTTCTGCTTGCTTCTTTTCAATATGCTTTGAGGCACCAGTAACGAATTGTTCCTTGTATTGATCAAACTCACGAGCATCTTTTTTCTTTCCAATAATCTTTCTTACCTTATCAGCTTCTGCCATAGACATACCGCCAAGATGCACACAGGCAAGCATAACTTGTTCCTGATATAGGATACAGCCATAGGTGTCCTTTGTAAAGTCTTTTACAATTTCGTGTACATAATTAACTGGAGCCTTACCCTTTTTACGCTTAATGTATTCTGCACCGATGGTATTCATAGCACCTGGTCTAACTAGTGCGTTAGATGCAGCAAGTTCATCAAAGTTGTATACACCCATCTTGATCAAAAGGTTTGTATAAGGTACTGCTTCTGCTTGAAATACACCCTGAGTAAAACCTGCTGTTAGGTCTGCATATACTTCTTTATCATCAAGAGGAATTTCACGCAAATTAACTTTCTTCTTTTTACGCTCTACAATGATGTCTAATGTGTCGTGAATTACTGTTAAAGTTTTTAGACCAAGGGCATCAATTTTAATCAAACCAATGTCTGCAGCCTGTTCCATATCAACAGCAACTACCTGTACTCTTTCATCGGACTGAGTATCTTTACGAGTTTCCATTGGAGCATAACGCCAGATTTCATCCTTAGAGGCTACGATACCAGCAGCGTGCATTCCCGTTCCACGAATACGACCACGAAGTCTTTCAGCATACTTTACGACCTCTGGATATTTTTCACGAAACTCTTTACAGGTTGATGCTGACATAAACTCATCCCAAGTTTCAACACCCTTGAGTGCCTTATTAACCTCAGGTAAAGGAACGTGAAAAGCTCTAGCAACGTCTCTTACAACACCCTTGTCTTTGAATGTTAAGAATGTTGCAATAGATGCAACGTGAGTGTATTGGTCAGAAAGATATTCTTTAACTTGACCACGCTTACGATCTTCATAGTCTGTATCAATATCTGGAAAGTCATTACGTTCTGGATTAATAAAGCGGAAGAATAGTAAGCCATACTTAATTGGATCTACTTCTGTAATTCCTAAAGCATAGCAAACAAGAGAACCTGCAGCAGAGCCACGACCAGGACCAACCAGAATGTTATTGTCTTTTGACCAGTTAATCATATTACCTACAACAATAAAGTAAGATGAAAAGTTCTTTGACTTAATAATGTCTAGTTCTTCATTTAGTCTTGTAAGGTACTCTTCATTGTCTGCAAACCCACGCTTTGCAAGACCTGTAAGTGCTAACTGTTCAAGCTCATGGTCTGGATCTCTATATTCAGCAGGAAGTAAATCAAGGTTTTCTTTAAAGTCATAAGAGCCAATCTTTTCAGAAATCTCAACTGAGTTTTCATATAAGTCATCACGATCAATACCTTGATCAATCATTAAGTCTTTAACATCTTTATGACCCATAAGAAAAATATCTAAGTCTTTGAATGACATAAAGCGATCCCCATAGAGATAATCTAGTCTTTCAATAAGGTCCTTAATCTTACGGCTATCTTCAAACTTTGCTTCTTTACGAATGTTTGGATGTGTTCCAAGGATAAGCATAATTTCTTCTGCTATCCGATCTTCTGGAGAAGCGTAGTGACAGTCAAGTGTTACTGTACTATTGATACCCATCTTATCTGCTAGTTCTAACATTTGATGATTTAGTTCTGCAGGATTATGAGGTTGCAACTCCATGTAGAAGTTGTCTCCAAATACCTCTTTAAACCACGCTGTGTGCTTCTTAGCCATCTCCATGTTACCATTTTGGATTGCTTTAGCAATAATTCCGTTCATGCAACCAGATACAATTACTAAGTCTGATGAATACTTTTCTAGAACATCAAAGTCAATTCTAGGCTTAGAGAAGAATCCTTCGTTCCAACCAATTTCAGATAGCTTAGATAAGTTCTGTAAACCATTTTCATTTTGTGCAAGAACAATTAAGTGATTATAAATCTGATCATCTGCTCCACGATCTTTCTTTGCCCTCTTGTCTAAACGGTCAGGTGTAAAGTATGCTTCAAGACCAAGAATTGGTTTTACCTTTGTGTCTTTAGCAGCAATAAGAAAGTCTCTATGACCACTTAGTGTTCCGTGGTCTGTAAGCGATAAGGCTGTCATCCCCACCTCTTCTGCACGTTTTAGAAGTTCTTCTGGTGAGGAGAAACCATCTAGCAAACTATAGTATGAGTGCGAGTGGTGATTGTGATACATTTTTCTCCAATAATAATAAGTGAGGGTGACAAGCAATTATAGCCTATCACCCTCACGATTGTCAACTAACTTTTACCAGTCAACCGATGCACTTGCATTTACGTCTGCATCAAGACCCATGAAGAATGCTTCTTGGTCTGAATACTTTACTTGACGTACAGCAGTCTCATCAAGATTGTAAAGGTCAAGACCCTTAAAATCAAAAGATGACTCATCTGTAGTTAGTGGGAATAGGGAGTAACTAGTTTGTGTTCCAGTTCCTGTTCGCTTTAATCTCCAAATGACATTTGTGATTGACCCTGTATCACCAGCATATTCAACAATTGTTGTTGTTGTTGGTGACTTTGGACCAACGCCTTGTGACCAAATAGCAACGTATGGTTCATCAGTACCCTCGTCTACCAACACATTTGTGTAGTAGCGAAGACGAGCTTTCCATCCTGCTTTTGGATCACGGCGGTTCATCTCACAACCATAACAGCGACCTTCTTCGTCCATAGTGCATACACACTTACGGCGATAGTCCTTGGGGTTTGTATGTTCTGCACATACAATTGCTAAACCACGTTCTGTATTGTAATTTTTTGAATCTGCATCTACTTCGTTAAGAAAACGAATCTTAACGGACTGTCCATCTTCTAGTTTTAGCCAACGAGCTTTTGGACCACTTTCGCTTCTTGGGCGATCAATTAGGTTTTTAATATTTGCTAAACCTGTAATACTTGCCATAATATATTTCTCCTTAATAGTTGGTTCGGTAAGTGAACCTGTCTAAACATTGTATCAGATTGACAATGCTAAGTCAAGTGATTTAATTTGTTTGTATGAAGATAAAATTTGTTCATCTGTCATATCTCCAATATCCTTTACTTCATCTGGAAATTCCATTGCCAGGACTGGTACAGTTAAGTTGGTGTTTAAGTTATGCATTAATTTCATTCCTGCTTCATCTTGATCCATAGCAAGGATAACTCTAGTTGCATACTTATTTAAAAGTTTAATCTGATTCTTTCCTAGATTTGCACCAAGAGTTGCTACGGCAGGAATATTAAGTTGCCACAACCTAATTGCATCAAACGATGACTCTACAATAACAATATCTTTAAATTTGCAATTGTTTAGATTAAACAAAACTTTGTTTCTTGGTAGACCTGTAGAATTCTTAAAAGACTTTCCTTCAATTGAACGACCAACAAATCCAACACATATGTTTGTGTGAGAATAAACTGGGACAGTTACCATATCTTGCTTTTCCGAATATCCAAGTTTAAAGTGCTTCATTGCATCTGAAACAATGTTCCTGCGATTAAAGTAAGCTAAGGCTCTTTCATCTTGCATTAAAGATGAATGTAGTCTTGTTACCGTTCCAGAGTCAAACTCCTGAAACTCTTCTTTAACTTCAATATCTTTTTCAATAACAGAAGAAAAGTTTATGCTTCTTTCTGCTGAAGAAATAATTCTACTTGCTTCAAAATAATTTCTATTAGTGGTTCTCATAACAAGGTCTAATAGATTTCCACGCTCACCACAGGAGAAGCATACAAACAAACCTTTTTCTTTGCTTACTTCACACGCTGGTGTATTTTTATTATAGTGAAATGGGCAGAATACTAGATAGTCAGATTCTAACTCTGTTCCTACTTCGATTCCACAGACTTTGAGGATTTCTCTAATTTGGTCTGGGTCGTAGGACTCATTGGAACTAGTTTGTTTCCAATTACTCCTTTGTAACATTTAGCTTTTACCTTTCCTAGATATATACCGTACCATGTTATCTTAAAATTGAACGAATGTCCATTGTAACTTGTACTAAATGCTGGGTCTAAATCAAGATGAGGAATATATCCTTTAATTCTCATATATTCTTCGACAATTGTTTCATATTGAGCTCTAAGCCTTGGAAAATCAGCATCATCATAGATTTGTCCATCTATTGAAAAATCTTTAATTTTCTTGTGTCCTGCGAACTCCATACATCCATTATATTGTACTAAAGACTATGAAGGATCGTCAATTTCCTCAAACTTTCCTTTATCAAAATCAGCAAACATAATAAAGTCACCAAGAAATCCGTGGCGATTCTTTCTAAATGCACATTCAAGTGCATCAGAATTTTGTTTTCTACCCATAGCAAGAACCCAGTCAGCATCATAAGCAATTTGTCTAGACCATGCTACTTGTCCTAACTGTGGCACAGATTCAAGATCTGAGGCATCGTCAGGGGTCGCAGAGGCAATTGCAATGATAGGTACTTGTTCAGATATGGCTAAAAGTTTAAGCTCTCTAGATAGATTCTTAATCTTAACAGTCTCGTTTTGACCTGTACCTGCATTGTCTTGCATCAACTGTAAGTAGTCAATAAAAACAATATCTGGTTTGTACTGATCAATCTTTGCTCTAATAACGTTTGGTGTTACTTCACTACCACCGTCATTTGAAATAATCTTAAATGGCTGCTTTCCTACAACGTTTTTATCTGCCCAGTCTTTAAACTCTTGTTCATCTATGCGACCAGCACTAATTGAACGATGGCTAAACTTTCCATCACCTGCAATTGTAAAAATACGATTACGAACTTCTTGCTCTGTCATTTCAAGAGAAAGAATCATTGGCACACGACCATTTTCCCAAGCCTTAACTGCTAAGTACATAGCCATCCATGACTTACCAATAGCAGGGTATGCTAGTAAGATACCTAGCTGTCCTTTTGATATGCCCATTGGCAAACAAATATCAAAGGCAGCAATTCCAGTTTTAATTCCTACGTCACCATTCTTTGCAGCCTGACGAGTCTTTTCAAAGTGTGCAAGTGCATCATCAACATCGGTCACATCAATGTCTCTTACTTTTGCAGTAAGTCTAGAGATGGAAGAAATGTCAGAGTTTAAAGAACTCAATGCATTAGAAGACTGATTATCTTGAAGTAATTGAGCAGCCCTCTTGACGGCATTTCTTAAAGAATCATCAAGAAAAGTTTCTTTTAATCTATTAACATGATAGATAGTTGGTCCAGCATCTACTGGCTCAAAATCACGAAACCTGGTTGCAAGTAAATCCTTATCTGGAATCTGCTTTGTTTCATTATAATATTCTTTAACAAAGTCCCATACGTCTGCACAGCTCTTAATCATTGAGTCAACATTGTTTTCATACAGAATATGGATATCTTTATTCTTACATACTGCAGAAATTACTTCTACTTCTTCACGCATTCCCATTTAAAAACTCCTGCTTCAACTTTGCTGTTTGTGCTCTACGCTCTGCTCTTAATTGTTCGTCTTTAATATTTGATTCATAAGAATTATACACTACATCAAAATTATTAAATAGCCAGCCTAGTGGATGACCGTCTTTGTTTAACTTAAAGTAATACTCAATACCCTTAGTTACTTTTTCTTTGCCATAGTCATCTAATAAAGATATGGCTCCCCACTTTTCTTTATACTTATTTAAAGATGGCTTTTTGCCATACTTGTTCTCGTAACATTTTTCATAATGAGCAAGGATACCAAAAGCAGCACCTACTGATTCTTTTGTCACTTACCAAGATCCTTTTCAATTTCTTGAACTTTTTCTACAAGCTTTGATGAAACAAATTCATAGATGCGATCTACTGCAGCATCTGTGTTTGCATCAATGTCACGAACGAAATCATCTACACCAATGTCAATATGGATGCTTTCATAGTTACCTAGATTTTTTACGAACTTTAGATCTACCTTTACCCGTGTTAGATCTTTCTGTACCGACTTCTCCATTTAATTCACTTTCTTCCATTGCTCCAACAAAGCCAAATGCTTTGTTCTTAGAAAACTCTTCTTCAAGTACAAGAACTTTAGATACGTTTAACCATCTATCAGATATTGCTAATAGCATCTCGGTATCTGCATTTATTCTTGCTAATTCTTCAGCATAAAGTAAAGAGCTTGCTGCGTTAATTATTGCATACTCTTGAGTGATTGTCAACACTTCTTCTTTATCTTTGTTTTTTTTCTTATGTTTACTCATATTCTTCAGCACTCCAAACTGGAACAAAGTTTCCTTCTTTCGTTCTCATATATAGCATTGGCTTCTTACCCAGGACAGCATCTATCTCAGATACTGTTGGCACATTCTTTGAAACAACTATGCCATCTTTTCTTGGTCTACCACGATGTACATTTGCAAAGTATTCTCTTAACTCGTAGATGTTGTCTTCAGAGAAATAGTATACACCACTTCTATTTTCATACTCTACAATAAATGGTCTAGAGACATCTAGATTCCAAATAGCTCTTCTTATTCTATCTTCGTGTCTTCTTAGAATAGTAGCCACTTCGCCAATTCTAAACGCTGGCTTTCTAAACTTTTTATAATCTCCATAAGTGTACTTAACTATTTTATTTTGGTTATAGTTAAGTGCATGACATATGTTTGCAGAAGCATTAGTCCTAACAACTCTATGTAATTCTCCATTAAGAAAGAATATTAAATTGTGGTTTTTCTTGACCAACTGCCCATCGCTGAAATCTTTAGGACTTCTCTTTCCTTTTTCCATATCCATACTGCAAAACTTCCTATATTTTGGGGGTGATTAAAGATCCATCTTTTTCCACATGTAAAACAATGTAGTTCTATATGTGTTTCAGAACTAAAAACTCTATCAACAAGAACTCTGCCTTTGCATACTTTACACCACATTGTTAAATTATAGCGTAAAGTTATACTTTAAACATCTTTCCATCAATCATGCAAGAGTAATCTGGAGACACATGAATCAGTTGAATGTGTGGATAGTTGCCATTTTCAATATGAGCAATAGCAAATGCTTTCTGCCAGTTATGATTATTTGTATACATCATACCTGTAGACTTTTCATCACACATATGACCAATCTCATATCCTCGCAAGGTTTCACCCTTGCCACCGTTTCTAAGTTCATAGGTATTAAAATATACACCTGCACGATGAGAGTGTCCACGAATTAAAGATACACCAAAGTTATCTACATCTTTACGAACTGACTCACCTGCATTTTGTGAAATAGCATTACCATGATGAACGTGAATATCTCCAAACCTATGAGCAGGTGGTTGATTATAATAGATATAGTCATACCCAAGACTGTCTAAGTTCCATAAACTTTCTGGTGTAGTTACTTCAATGTAGTCTGGCAATTTTGCATCTACATAATCAAACACACGAATATCATGATTCCCAAGTGCAGAGAATAGTTGTGCATTTTTAGCAACCTTGCGTGTTTTAGTATAAAAGTCTCTTGCTAGTTTTGCTTCATGCTTCATAAGGGGTACAATAGCATCTCCATTGTTATCCTTGTGCATCTTTAAAAACTCTGCTGACCGTCCTTCTGTGTACTTGCTATAGCAAGCCTGATCGTCAGTATCACCTAAGTAATCAATAACATCTGGCTTAAACCATCTCATTACCTTAAACCATAACTCAATCATCTTGTCATCTTGATATGGGAATTGCTGGTCGGATGATATCATCCACTTTAAATCGTTTGTCATTGTAAACCTTTCTGTTTACGCAGCTTTGGCTCTAAGGCGACAAACCTTAGAGCAATACTTGTAGTGCTTATCTGCAGTTGCAGGTATAGTGTAACTAGTGTAACAGTGTAAGCAAACTTTATCAATAGTTTTTTTAGATTTGCACATAGAGTTACATCTTTTTCTTTTTTTCATAACACTTGGTGTGCCATAAAATGTTTTACCACAGGATTCGCATTGTTTTCCAACCCAGTTATCATGCATTCTATATAAAGATACATTTTTCATTCCATGGGCTTTGTCATGCTCTTGCCTGTGGCAAACAAATAGATTTTCTATTCTGTTATCTGTTTTTATTTCATTTATATGGTGAACTGATTCATACTCTTTTAAGTATCTACCAAGTTCTTTTTCTATATTTATGACGTGCTCAAAATACCAGCCTCCATGCAAGGCTTTTGGATGTTTTGGCTCTTTTACCAAAACATATCCATTTAGTATTTTATGGAGCATCCCCAACCGCAATGTAATTAATAACTATGTCCTGTCCTACTGTTAATTGTTCTCCATCAATTGGAGTAACAGTACAAACAAATTTACTGTTTGTAACGTTAGCCACTGATACAACAAGTTTTTCTGCTTGCTTGTCATCTTTTTTCATATCTGCGGTAGCAACAACAATTACGCTATTATCTTTAAAACCATTTCCAGGAAACTTTACAATTGCATTAAATGCTGCTTTAGTTTTTTTAGCATCACCAATTGTTTGCTGATCAGCAATTACTTTAATTTTACCTGCGGATGCAATTGCATCTCCAGAATAAATAATTGGTCTTACTCTTGTTTTATCTGCCTGACTATTTGCTGTAAGATCTTGTCTTAATCGATTAATCTCTTCAACTAAAGTATTTAACCACTCAAAAGTAATTGGTTGTCCGTCACTTAATTGCGCTACCATTTAAATTATTCTCCTTTAGAAGGCTTAGAATTCTTTGATTCATTAAGGCTTGCAATTTCTGCATCTTTTGCTTCAAGAGCCTGTTGTGCCTGTGCCTTAAGTACAGCCATTTGTGTTTCATATTGACTAGTAATCTGACCAATACGATTTTGCAATTCCTGAACAACTAGTTCTAGGGTCTTATCTTGTGACATGTTTTTCTCCTTATTGTGTCTTTGTATATTATAGCATTATGATTCTAATGCTGCAAGCCTATTTTCTAAGTCTTCTATTAATAATTGTTGATTTTTTACTACAGAAATAAGTGCAACCCCAACTTTATCATACTCTACATAATCAGGAATCCCTTCTTCATCTCTTTGAATTAATCCTTCTAGACCTAAATCACCTATTTCTTCAGCAATAAGACCATAGACCCACGGAGCATTTTCTCCAAATTCCTCAACACTTGAATTATACTTAAATATTTTTGGAGATAAGTTGAGTAATGCATCCACATCCCACTGAAAATCTGATATTTGTTGCTTAACTCTTCTAGTAGATGCAGATGTTCCAATAACATATGGACTAGCACTAATAAGCAGTGTTCTTCCAGTAATTGTGGCACTAGAATAAACATTTACATTTCCCTTTAACTCACTAGTTGGATTTAATATTACATCATCGGTTGCTGATAATGTTACATCAGTTGTTGCTGATAAAGCAACTCCACCTGTTGAAGAAATTGTTCCTGATGATGCTGAAGATATAGATAATGCTCCAAAATCAACACCGCCATTAAATGTAGCC